GACGCAGGTATCAATGGAGCCTCTTTCTCGCCAGCAGGATTCAAGCGTATTGGTGTGAAAGCGATTGTAGGTCATTCACATTCTTGCGGTAGGGAAGGGGATGTTTTGACAACAGGTACTTCTAGTAAACTACTCTTAGGATATAACGAAAAAGGCTTTAGCTCTTGGTCTAATGCCAATGTAATTCTAAAACAATCAGATGCCTACCACGAGTTAATTTTGAAGGAGAAGATAGCATGAAAATGAAGCTAGAAGAGTTCACTAAATGGATTGAAGAAACGAGAGAATACAGTAAGAAAGTACATGAGCTATATAAGCTCGGTCTTGATGTTTTAGAATTTGCGTTTTCCCATCCAGACACTTATTTATTTGAGTTTGTGTTTAACAAAGAACAAAGAGAAAACATCAGCATTTGGCTATATGAGTGGGATGGTATAGACCCAAAAAGATTCAATCCTAAAAATACCAAAATTTCATGGGATGAAAATGGTGAAGAGGCTGGTATCTATTTAGATAGTATAGAAGCTTTGTATAATTATGTTTCTGGGATTGAGGATTCCGCAATGATAGGTGAGTAGGAGTGTTTGCGGATGACTATCAATACACTAATACAAGATGATTGTTTGTCTGCAATGAAACTACTTGCAGACAATAGTATTGACATGATTTTATGTGATTTGCCTTATGGGGCGACTCAAAATAAATGGGACTCAATAATCCCACTAGATTTACTTTGGAAAGAGTACAAAAGAATTATAAAGCCTAATGGTGTTATTGCATTAACTTCTCAAGGTGTTTTTACTGCAAAGCTTATTTTATCTAATGAGCAGTGGTTTAAGTATAAAATTGTATGGGAAAAGTCTAAGGCAACTAATTTTTTGAATGCAAAAAAACAACCCCTTAGAAAACATGAAGACATTTGCATTTTTTATGATAAGCCTCCATATTATGAACCTCAAATGAGTGCAGGTAATCCTTACGATAAGGGGATTAGAAAAAACCAACTTTCTGGTAGTTATGGTGATTTTGAACCGTGCCATGTGAAAAGTGAAGGGGTACGCTATCCGACCGATGTTATTTATTTCAAAACGGCTGAAAGCGAAGGGACTGTGCATCATCCCACACAAAAACCTGTAGAACTTGCTAGATATTTAATTAAAACTTACACAAAAGAAGGGGATACAGTTTTAGATAATGCTTTCGGCAGTGGGTCTTTTCTAGTTGGTGCAGTATTAGAGAAAAGAAACTTTATAGGCATAGAGCTGAATGAATTAGTTACCAAACACAAAGCAGAAAAAATAGACTGTATCAGCATTGCACATAAAAGAATATCAGATGCCTACACACAAATGGGGTTAGAACCATTTTCGGTATTTTAGAAAAAAAGACGAGTTCCAAAAAGGAACCCGCCGTGTGAAAGAGAGAAAGCCGTGTCCTCTTTATAAAAATCTAAGACGCATCCTTTAGACCAAATTGTCGCTTAGAGGATTGCCTTCAAACTCAAAGACAAGTTCGGCATCAGGAGCAAGAGACGTACTCAAGCCACTAATCAAAGTCATGTTGGTTCCAACAATAACCGTGTTATTGCTCTTAAACGTAATCTGAACTACGTTGGCAGACCCAGCACCAAAACCTTTGTTTTTAGCATTGGCTTGTTTGAAGATTTTGATTGCGTCTTCGCTACTATAAGTAGAGAACTTAATCATGCCTACATTCTTGGAAATGTCAGGAATCCCTACATGCTGTACTTCGCCGTTCAATACTTCGGCAACCCGAGAATATCCGTTCAGACCAAAGTCTAACTCGACACTGTTTGGGATGATGGCGATAGGAGTCCCATTCAGAAGGACTGTATTATCGCCTGTTAAAATCGTAGTAGTCATTTATATAGTCCTCTAAACTTAGAATGAAAGTGTGATGTTGACGTTGATGGTTCTCAACTGTGAAATAACAGGGAACACAAGCTGGATAGAAACTGTACCAGTGCGTTTGTTGACCAAAACAACCAAGTTCTGCACAAACTGCACTTGCTCACCAGAATCCAACAAGATGTAGTTCGTGTTGCTCAACGTATTGAAAACAACCAACATATCAGAAGTGATTGACTTTTGAGTAGCAATGGCGAACCCAGAAGCATTCGTGTTCGTAGCCAATGCGGATTGTGAATAGTTAGAGGTCAAGTAATCAACCGTGTATTGACGAGCGTGTGTAATCGTATCAACCGTTTCAATGTACTTAAAGCTATCATCTTCAACACCTTGGCTGTTCAAGCGATAAGGCGTTACTGTCTCAGAGAATGTTAAGTATTGACCGCTTCTGTGCGTACCAATCACAAATAAACCTTTGCCTTTAGCCAATTCGATTTCAGCACCAGAGAACTCAGTTCCAATTTCAGGAAGTTCCCAACCAGCTAAGATTGTGTTGGTGTAAGGTTTCGTAGACTGATGAACACCACCGACCGTATCACGCAAGCCACTGTTTTGAACATAAGGAGTCAAGAAAGAACCTGTCGTGTAACGTAATTGTCTGTAAGCACCAAAGATACAGGCATCTTCAAAAGCGTACCGCTTAGATGCCAAGCCTTTGTGCGTAGCTGTGTTGACCGTTTTTACAACCATGTAACCTAAAGACTTAGATGTTTTTAAGCTGGTTGTTAAAGAATCGAAGTCACCCTGAACAGCAGGCTTACAAGCAATCACCAAACCGTCTAAAACTCGTTTAGGTGCGTTGAATCGTGATTCCATCTCAGTGTTGTACTGTGCAATGATAGCAGGGTCAGAACTCAAAACAACAACAGAATCGTATCGAACATCACCAACAGTAGAATCTAATGAAGGGAATGTTGGGTTGGTTGCTCCACCACTAAACGCAGTCAAAGCGAAAGCAAGACCAGTTACGTTCAAAGGTTTGGGGTAAACTAAAATAGTGAAGTCGTTACCATGCGTACCTTTTTGTTTAGCGGTTAAAGTCACCGTACCAGCAGAACCACTAGCACCAACCAAGCAACTTGCTTTAGCGTTAATCAAAGCTCGTAATTTAGTTGCTACAGTCGTAGGCGTGTCACCTAAAACAACAGGAACCGTGAACACATCTTCGGAACCGCCGATTAAAAACTTAACGTCACCAGCACTTACAACACTTCCTGAAATGACGATAGAGCCAGTAGAGGCAGTACCACCACCAGCTTCCGCCAAAGGAATAACGGTCAATTCGCCGTTAGGGTTAAACTTATTGATTACTTCTAGTGCTTTAGCCATAGGGCTTCCGACACCCACAGCGTTACGCAAAACATCGTCGTTAGGTGCGTCTGCAATAGGGATGCCACTTGTGTAGGAGCCAGTACCTGCCAAACCAATAACAAGCAATTTGTGAGATTGAGTTAAGCTAGGGGTTGCAGGGAAAATACTTGCATTGATTGTTGGAAAATTGATAGTTCCTGCCATTTGTAATTCCTTTAAATATATTTTAGAGAGAGAGTTTGGTTGCTCACTTTATTTTAAAAACTAGGCAGATTCGCCAAATAATCCTTATAAGCCACTGAATTTGAAGTGTCTAAATTACTATCTTCTGTGAACAAATATGAGCCGTGTTCATTTAAGATATGTTCTTCTTCATTGTCTATTAGGTTTTCTGCCACGAGAGGTTCGCCGTTTATATCCGTTTTTGTGTATAAATCTATTTTGTTGATGTTGTAGTATTCAGACATATCCGCCAAGTAAGTATTGACAGGGCTTCTGTAAGAGTATTGATATTCCAACTCACAAGACAAAATACCTTTGATATTGTCTAAATTTCCATAACGAGAAGAAGTCAAAACACAAGCTGATTCTACTGGCATTTTCGTATAAGTATCAATAGGCTTAAACCCAGTCAGTAAAGAGTCCACTTCGTATTTTCTATCTTCTAAGAACTTGTACATAGCACCTTTAGACATATTGTCCCAAGCACCATACACAGCTAATATGACTCGGAAGTAAACGACATATCGAATGTCCCTAGCATTGCCTTCCGATACATAGATAGCACCAGAGGCTTGTGTGCTTGTCGTTGATGCCACTCTTTCCAAAGAAGGCTCTATAAACACCAAACATCTTTTATCACCACTAGGCTTCGGACTAGCTTGAATAGGTTGATTGTCTTCAATCATATTTCTAGCCCAAAACGAGATATACAATTCTGTATTTACTTTAGCTTGTGCGAAAGCATAGTTAGAAAATTGGTCAGTGGGTATTAAGATGTTTCCACCGACACGAGAAAAAGAAACGCCTTCTGTATAAACCGTATTTACATAATGATTCGTACCTAAGTACGACAACTGTAATACATTAGGAGGAACAACGCCTGTTTTTAAGTATAGTTTATTTGTAGTGTTGTCTATGTCGTAAATAGCAAAGCTTGTGGTTTCATTGGTGTTTCTATTGATTAGCTCAACTTCGGCAAAAGCAGACTCTCTTTTGTCATAAACAATAGGTAGAAAACCGTTGAAGGTCAATTCTAATAAGGCAATGCCATTATGTTGTACTTGTCGGCATGCGGTCACATCAGCACGAATCACAATGTCAGAAAAGCTAATTTGAGTCCC